ATATTGAATAGGAGAGTATCTACATCTATCATATCAATTGATAAAATATGGACTTCATTTTCTGTGACATTTACAGATTCAGCAATAATGATAGAAGTCATTGTTATTATATTAAAAAAAAGCAAAAATAATTCAAATTTAATTAAGAGGACACCCATTCTCCAATAACCATTTCATATTCTCTTGATTACCATTTTCAGCAGCGTAAACAAATGTCATATTATGAAAAGGACACCCGTTTTCCAATAACCATTTCATATTTTCTAAATTTCCATTACTAACAGCAGTATTAAATGTAAGATTATCAAATGGACATCCATTCTCTAACAACCATTTCATATTCTCAAGGTTACCTTTTCTAGCAGCACTATCAAATGTATAACCATAAAATGGACATCCATTCTCTAACAACCATTTCATCGCCATAAGATTTCCATTTTCAACAGCATATATAAATGTATAATTAGGATCAAATACACAACCATTCTCTAATAACCATTTCATATTAATAAGATTACCATTTTCTACAGCATGTATAAATGTAAAAGCATCAAATGGACATCCTTTCGCATGTAACCATTTCATATTCTCAAGGTTTCCATTTCGAACACCATAACGAAATGTACAATAATCAAATCGACATCCATTATCTATAAACCATTTCATAATATCAAGATGTCCATTTGTAGCAGCAATATTTAAATAACTAGTAGAAATCATATCTATTATTCTATTAAGAGTATGAAGATATTTAATAGATTCTAAGTCCCCTATTTTAATAATAGTTTTTACAACATTTTCATCATAAACTAGGTTCAATATATCAGACGAATAACATAATAAACTCTTAGAAGTTAAAACTGAGTAAGGTGTTATAACCTTGTCTTGATTTATGTGATCCCTGAAATCCCTAGATACTAGTTTATAGAAGGTGTAATAGTTTTTATTCATATATGGATACACTAGGTACCAGATAAGGTAATCCATGTTATTATATTAAAAAAAAGTAAATAATTCAAATTTAAAAATCAGTATTAAAATTTACTCACAAATAGTTGATGGGGTTTATTAGACTATTCCATATCACTATCACTTTGAATACCATCAATAAACTGTCTAATTTCTTTTACATCCTCATAGTCTGACATATCTGATTCATTATCATTGATATTTTCTAGTTCCTTAAGATAGATTGGAAGTGCTAAAATATCATCTTTGCAATAATACAGGAATGGGTCTAATCGTGTAAGATTAGTATAACTCTTATTGATAATAAAGAGATTTTTCCAATTATTAGAAATAGTCTTCGTTGATGATAGATCACATAACCAAGCATCAAGTAGACAAGTATATGAACCAAAGATACTAACATTATCATCTGTATTTGAAGGGAACATTATATGATTTGTATTTTCTGTACCAATTTTACCACTCATGATTACCTTATAACGATTCAACATATAAGTGTGAATAAATTCTGTAATATTTTCCTTAGGATAATCATATTCGTTCATTAGTTTTTCACAATATTGAATAAGTATGTTATTCTCTTTTGTATTTGACATAAATCCTTGATAAATTGGTTTTTCAACCATATTTACGTGAAACGACAATTGTCTTAAATTAGTAAGAATATAATCATTGATATCGCTAATAGTCTTTTCAATATTGTCATAATCATTAGTTTGTAATTTGGATAAATTACTAAATACATCCTCAGGGAAATTATTATATGTCTCCATTGTATTCAATTTGTTAATATAGTAATTGTTTTGTAGTTTAGAATACCCTTTCTTAATACTTTCAAACAGTTCACTCAGTGTAGAAATATTGTCCAGTTCAACTTTATCTGATAACCCTGTTGTTCTGAACCATTTATCAGTATTCGCGGAGTCAATTGATAGTTTGATCTTAAAAGACAAACTTTCTTTCAAAATGTTATCATTCAGTAGAGCAAAGACTTCTTTGTATTCGCTCAATCTTGATACAGATTCTTCTGATTCATTTGATAAATCAGAAATATTCATGATCCAATTTTCAATATGTTTGATAATAATATCTAAAATCAGATGTTTGTTGCTTTTATTTTTATGTGGGGTTCCCTTATTCAGGTGTTTCTGTTGTTTGATTTTCTGTTGCTTTTTCTTTTTACCTTTACTTGGTCCTTTAGGTTCCGTAACCACTTCCACTTCCATTTCCACTTCCGTATATGAACGTAATGATTCAGCAAAATATGTATCATCGATAATTTTGATTTTTGTTGAATAATCATTATATAATTTAATTAATTCTTTCATATCATCTACATTTTTTGAAATATTTTTACTAAGAATAGATTCTTGCTTCAATTCATATTTTAGTCTATCAGTAAGAATTTTATATTGAAAATGTTTAGTTAGATAATTATTAATATCTCCCTTAAATTGTTGATATCCCGTTAGTTCTAGTGTTTCATCGATGTTACAATCAGAGAAATGTTGTTTAATAAAATCCTTTTTGAATTTGTCGGTTGCGCGGTTCCATTTGGTTCTACCTAGTTCGTTTTGACCAAACTTATTGAGTAATTTCATATCTAAATCTACATTAGGATTATTATCTAGCATTCTGTAAATATAAGTATCAATTGCTGAAAATGGTGAGAATGAATGTTTAACATACCACATCCCTTTTGATTTTAGATTTGTTTCTGTAATATTTAGAATCTGATCATACATTTCTTTGAGTTCATCATCAAACTCAAACTGTTTGGTGTCTGGGTTATAGTTCATATCATCACACTTATTAATTAATGTGAATAATGGTATATCGCGTTCATTTTGTTCTTTTTCTAGTTTAATACAATCGGTGATTACATCTAGAATTTTGATTTCTCCAGCAGTATTTAGAGCTGAATTAATGTCTACTACATGAATAATAATATCGAACTTATAGAAGTTGTCCTGAACCCATTTGAAATATATGTCTTGTGTTTGTCCATCATCTAGACCAGGAATATCATATAGGTCTAAGAATATATTATCTGGTAGGTCTACAAAATTTTCAATACACGGTACCATATTTAAGATTTCTTTACAATTTTCATTTGTTAGAACTAGTTCTTGTGTATAGATTTTAGAATTCATTTCAACATTCTCTTTATAGAGTTCATCGGATAGATGATTTTTATAGATTTCTTTATTGGTTTCTTTATAGACAAATGGTAGCATAGTTGTTCTTTTCATTTTCATATCAGCATATTTCTTAACAAATATTCCATTAAGTAGTGTGGATTTACCACAACTTACTTTACCAAGAATAGCAATACGAATACTGTTTCGGTGTTCAATATCTTTGATTTTCACCATTTTGAATTGTATATACAACAGGTTAAATGTGGAAATCAAATTTATTTTGTATTAATTGACAATCGTTGATGGGCTTTATTGATGTTCATAGTGATTAAGATTTTTTTTTCATTTAAGAAACACCTGTATTATAGTCTACAAGGACGATTTGTAGGTTTCTATATAAGAAGACAGTCATTAGAAGTGTAAGGTTGGTTACATAATGATAGGAGTTACGAGATTCTACAAGTAGGTTTAGTTAAAAAAAATTAATAGTGTTAATACTTTTTTAACTACATTCGAAGCATATACATTTATTAAATGTTACACAACACGATCCACGGTCCGGAAATACACTAGGGTCATGTTTGACAGTGTTATAATTAGTCATATTTTCATTAGAATCCCATAGTTTAGAGGGAATAGTCATATTCTTTTTGAACCCATAAATCAAAATATCATTTGTCTTAATAACATGACGGTGGTCATATGTGCGTTGTTCTACAACTGGTTCTTTAACTACTTTCTTCTTTTGGCTTCGGTTTTGGAGTTTGAATGAGCGTCCCATAATATTGATAATTAATAAAATATATTGAAATCAAATTTTTTAAATCAAATTTAATTATTTAATTTTGAGGACATCCATTAGCAATTAACCAATCAATATTATCTTGGTTACCATTTATAACAGCGCTATGAAATGTTGCTTTACCAAATGGACATCCTATCTCAAATAACCATTTCATATTATCAAGATTACCATTTCCAGAAGCGGCATGAAATGTAAGATTATTACATGGACATCCATTCGCCAATAACCATTTCATAATATAAAGATTACCATTCGCAGCAGCAGATGTAAATGTATTACAACAAAATGGACAACCATTATCCTTTAACCATTTCATATTATCAAGGTTATTATGTCTAGTAGCAGAATTAAATGTAAGATTATCAAATGGACATCCATTATCCTTTAACCATTTCATATTATCTAGATTTCCTTTTTCAGTAGCACAATGAAATGTATAATCACCAAATGGACACCCATTCTCTAATAACCATTTCATATTATCAAGGATACCTTTTTTAGAAGCAGATGTAAATGTATTACAAGTAAATGGACACCCATTCTCCAATAACCATTTCATATTCTCTAGGTTACCATTTTCAGCAGCATAAGGAAATGCATTTTCACCAAATGGACATCCCCTTTCCAATAACCATTTCATAATATCTAGATGTCCATTTGTAGCAGCAATATCTAAATATCTAGAATCAATAATATTTGTTTTTGTATGAATATATTTAATAGATTCTAACTCCCCTATTTTAATAATAGTTTCTTTAACCATTCTATCATATACTAGGTTCAATATATCAGTCGAATAACATAATAAACTCTTGGAAGTCAATACTTTATATTTAGTTTCATATATATTATCTTTACGAATAGAATTTATGATATCTTTACCATCCTTAGATATTAGAGCATAAAAAATATTAGAGTTACTATGTAAGTATTGAGATACGAGGTGAAATGTATGGTAGTCCATTATTTAATAATATTATTATTATACTTTTAATATTTAATTTTGAGGACACCCATTCTCCAATAACCATTTCATATTCTCTTGATTACCGTTATCAGAAAGAAATGTATAACCAAATAGACGCTAAAAATTTATACATAGTTATATGATATGAATGTTAGAATACTTATAAGTAAGATAGTTTGATATAGTATTGGAAGGAATACATTCTTTTTCATATACATACCTTCTAAATGATAACCTAATTTATTCTTGTAATATTCTCTAACACCGATTCCTGATGTAATACACACATCCGTGTATCCGTTTTGTAAAGCGATCCATTCAGCTTTCTTAACCATCTTTTGTCCAAGTCCAAGATGTTGTACACCCTTAGATTTATTATCAACAATAGTTACCTTACCATAGACATGAAGTTCTCTAATAATTGCCGAATTGTATAGTTCAGGTAGAAAAGTATTATCTGAATCACCCAATCTAAGTCTACAGAACCCTAGGATATTCTTTCTATCACGAGTCTCATAACGAATGAAATATTCCTTTGATCTAGAAGATTCGAAACTATCAACAATTAGGACAGGTGGTTCTGTTAACTTTCCTCTCTTGATTTCTCTCAATCTAATCTCCTGTGAATTTGGATTTGCCTTATCAATTACTTGTCTCAAATGACCGTCCTTATTTCCATGTGTAATGTATGTATTAGGAATATCTCTGATAATGCGCGGAACACGAACCCATGGTTGAACATTCTTCATATAGTGTCCAATAACTCTTGTAAGGTATTCTGGATCTCTGTCAGCGTTAGGAATATACTTTCCTTGGCGAGCCCATTTTTCAATAACTGTTGTAACTGGTTTATCTTCATCAATAGTCTTCGGCACTACACAAGGATAAATTTTGAATTCATCACAAAGAAGATCAGAGTCATTCAGGATGCGATTAAACATTTCTGTATCATCTTCCTCAGTAGCATCTGGGAGGTCTGGCATCAAATGAGAGATAATCTTAAAACCGCTATCCTTCAATAACTTAATGGCGTCAATACTATCTTCAATAGTGTGTCCACGATTGACCTTCTTAAGCAGCCGATTATTAGTATGTTGAATACCAATCTGCATTCGAGTAACACCTAGTCTTCTAAGGAAATGGATTGATTCATGATTAATTCCATCAGGTCTTGTTTCGAGAGTAAGACCAATAACACGACACTTACTATTCTCATTAATAACTTGTTCTTCTTCTAATGATAACATTTCTCGTCCATTCTTATGTGGATAATTATTACAGATATAGAAACTTTTTCTAATAAAATCTATAAGATATCCGCGTGGATATTCAAGAACTGTACCACCTAGGACAATAAGTTCAATCTTGTCTAACGGGTGACCCTGGTTCTGAAGAGAGAATAGGCGATCATAGATCTGTTCAATGGGGTCAAACTTGTTCCGTGATGCTCTTAAACAAGCTGGTTCATTTGATAGATATGATCTAGGCATGATAGCCTTTCCATCCTTGTCCTTTTCATTAGGACAGAAATAACAATCATGTTCACAAGTGAATTTTTGGACATGCATACCATCTTCATCTTCCCATTCTGGATTGGGAGAAGTTAGAAAAGATACAGTATTAACACCAGATTCAGACTTTCCTGGCTTCTTGACAAGCATTTCATCCAAAGACTTATCATATGGAAGTTCATTATTTTCTATAAGACCAAAATAAGCCTTTCTCAACTCAATCTTATTGACCATATTCATCTTGTGTCCTTTGAGTGAAAGTTTAAGTATACGATCATATGTCATTTCAGGATTTGAAACATAGTTCTTATAGAATTCTCTGGTAATACCATAAAATTGTTTATAGTTTATGGCAAGGTCTTCAAGATCCATAACGTGGTTTTAACATATCTTGAACAATTTAATCAAATTTAATTATAAGAAAAAGAAAAAAAATTAATATAATTAAAATTATTAACTTATCTTAACCTTTGTCGTGATCTTGATATACGGGTATATTCTTGTTTATCACAACATTTCCAACAATCACAATCATTTGCCCAAGGACATCTCCCACCTCTTGGACCTCTTATGTCATGCGCACACGAATCAAACATTAAAGCTAAATCATCATTATCAAAAGGTCTTGTAGTTGGTAAAAGCCCAGCATCCATCCCTAATCTATGTCCCATAATGTTAACATGTTCACTTGAAGGCGTAAATGACAAAGGTGTGTATCTTCTTAGGTACACATTTACAGTACCCCACGCTACATCAGATACCACACATGTCCCATCAGGACACAACCGGCATGTGACAGGTTGTCTTGTCTGAGTAACAGACCGTGGTTGAGGTGCTTGTCTTGTCTGAGCAACAGCCCGTGATTGAGCTGGTTGTCTTGTCTGAGCAACGGCCTGTGATTGAGCTGGTTGACTCCTATTTTTTAAGATAGTATTTGGGATATCTTTTCTACATAAAGGACAAACTGACTTGATTTCTACTGTTCTTTTAAAGCAATCAAGACAAAACGTATGTCCGCAATCAGTAGTCAACTGATACTTGCCATTTAGATTCTCATAGCATATTGGACATTCTATTACTTCCTCTACTTCCTCTACTACTTCCTCTACTACTTCCTCTACTACTTCCTCTACTACATTATTAGATACTGATGTTTGAGGACAATCCATTCGATTATGTTTTGTGTCTCCACATAACAAACAAGGCATAGTAACTTGGTTTTAACATATCTTAAATAATTCGGTCAAATTTAATTATTTCCCAATTATCTTTAAGATACAATTCATATATTGGTATTGGTTCTTTATATATGATTAATTCTTTAGAAAGTTTCAATTACTATTTCTTTAATTATTACTTCTTCAACTACTTTTCTTCAACTACTTTTTCTTCTAATTCTATTTCTTTTATTTCTTCTAATTCTATTTCTATTATTTCTTCTACAAATGTAACTTTTTTAGATTTTTTATCATCAATATTGTATCTGTTAATAAAATATAGTAAACCTATTGATAAACCCATTACTATAATTTTATTCATATTTATATAATATTATATATTATAATGGATGATCTACTACTTTTTATAGTTATATTGTCAGCGTTTTTTTTAATACTATTTATGATTAATAATAAAGTATTAGATAAGGATATAATTAAAGTTAAATCAACTGTAGATGATCAGGTATACATTGTTAGAGATTTACCTAATTCTATTGAAGCCGCAAACAAATTAGCTGAATTAAAGAAAAACATATTGAAATTTATTAATCATATGAAGGTTGTTCACCGTGATGATGCTGGTGTTAAAAGAATGCTTAATAATTTAAGATTGAATTCGTTGATTGAATGTGATCCACACCACAAATATAAAAGTTATTCTGTTAATAAAGGAGAAGAGGTTGCTATTTGTCTTAGACATACTAAAGAAGGATATCCTTTCAATGATAATAATGCTATAATGTTTACAACTGGACATGAACTAGCCCACGTAATGAATAAGACTGTTGGTCATGATGATAGTTTTTGGGATTATATGAAGCTTAATTTAGAAGAAATGGAAAAAGTAGGTTTATACCAACCAGTAGATTATTCTAAATCTCCTATTCAATACTGTGGGATGACAATTAATCACACTCCATATGATTTTTCTAAAAAATAATATTTTCTTATAATATATGTTTGATAAGGGAGAAACTTTAATCGAATATGAGGTTGTTAATATAATATCAGGTGAAAGTGGATCTTTTACTGGAACTACAGGACCTAATTCTTTTCCTGACTATTTATATGGTGATGATACAAATAATATGATAATAAATAAAATAATAAATTATTGTTATCCTAAAACAGTATTGACTACAAATGAAATTTATGCCTATTCAAATAATGAAGCTATTTGTTTTGAGTATGAAAAAATAAGTGAAATGAATCATATAATAAAAGATAATGAATTAGTAAGCAAATTATTACCAGATAAACATTTTGTAAATAAAGAAGGAAATCAATCAGTAGTAAAATCTATTAATAAATATGATAAATTATTTGAATCAAATAATTTATCAGGAAAAACAATATATTATTT